ATTACAGTAGGACCACCAGGCGCAGGAAAAAGTGCAAGCGCGGCAGGAGGAAATGGTACAAATTCTATTTTCTCAGGGTCAGATATTACAAATATAGAGTCTACAGGTGGTGGAGGTGGAGCTACAGGAACTGGGGGAGGTGGCTCTGCATATACAGCAGGAAACGGAGGATCTGGAGGAGGATCTGGATGGAATCAAACAAATCAAGGAACCGGAAATGCAGGCGAAGGATTTGCTGGAGGTGTTGGATCACAAAGTGGCGCATATACAGGTGGTGGTGGTGGTGGTGCTAGTGAAGCTGGAAGTACGAATGGAGTTGGGCATGGTGGAGACGGTGTTAGTAATTCTATAACAGGCTCAGCTATTGATTATGCAGGTGGTGGTGGTGGTGGCGCAGATAATACAGGTAGCCCTGGCGGAGCGGGAGGAGGCGGAGCGGGCGCAATTGGAGCCGGAACTACGGCAGTAGATGGTAGTGCTAACAAAGGCGGCGGCGGCGGCGGCGGAAATCCATCAAGATTGCCTAGTGGCGCTGGAGGCTCTGGAATAGTTATATTAAGAAATAAAGCAGCAACGGCAACATTAGGTTCAGGGATAACAGTCAATGGTATAGCAGGCCCTAGTTCAGTAACTGGAACATCAATTGGAGCAACGGGTGATTATTATTATTCAGCAACATTAGGAACAGGAACAATAACATTTAGTTAATTATGGCATACTACGCAAAAATATCAAATGATGAGTTTACAGTAAGTGAGAGATCTAGGCTGGCCGCTGCTGAACAAGAAAGATATTCTATTATAGCGACTAACACGGATAGGGAAAACGCTGAATATACAGCACTAAAAGATGCCTATAGAGAATCATTAAACGGAACGGAAGAAGAGCAAAAAATAGCCAAAGATAATCTCGAAGCTAAAGAATCTGAGGGTACAGAGGCATTAACCATAGAAATTGAAGCTCTAGAAACTAAAATAGCGAATGCGCTTTGCAGGGTTACTGATATGTGTTCAGGAGTTGATGAATACACCTCTTCTAAAGGTGAAGAAACAGCCGAAGACAACTCAGTATATTGGGAAGGATACTACGGGGGATGCAAGAGAACGTCATACAACACACGAGGTGGCGCACACACGCTAGGCGGCACGCCGTTTAGAAAAAATTATGCAGGGGTAGGATATATCTACGACCCTGTTCGAGATGCGTTTTATTCGCAGCAACCCTACGCAAGCTGGACACTTAATGAGTCTACTTGTTACTGGTCAGCGCCAACTTCTATACCCGAAGAAGGAGATTGGTATTGGAAAGAAGACACAACCGAGTGGGTTGATTACGTTTACATAAACCCAGACAACAACCAACCCTATCCTAGTTGGATATGGGATATAACAAACGGAGGATGGAAAGCCCCAATAGAAGCGCCGGCTGAATACTATCGACCAGCGTGGGATGAAAAAAATCAAAGGTGGATAGATTATGAGACGGGAAACTATTACTGGAAAGAAGATACTCGGGAGTATGTAGACTATGTGTATTACAATCCTGATAACAACCAGCCCTATCCTAGTTGGACATGGGACTCGTCAAAAGGTATTTGGGAGCCACCGGTAGAAAAACCTGACGATGATTTAAAGTATTATTGGAATGAAGAAACATTAACTTGGGAAAAGACACATCATGGCACTAACTAAAGTAATAACAGACTTAACGGAATTCAACCCAGGCAATCCTGATTATTTTTTAACTGCAACCAATCCAGTTACGGTTATTAATGCGGGTGGTAATCAGTATAACTTTAATGGTGTATATGGTAAGTTTGGATTAAGAATAGGCACTACAGTTTTAACAGGCGTGCCTAGCTCTCATCCTTTTGCTGTTTTAAATAATGGACTTACAGGGATTACATATACTGGGACTGTTAATGAAGGTACTTTAGCGGTAGGTGGATTTACATATACTTTTTACTCAGGAGATGTAACAATTACAGTTACTGCTGGTTTTGGTGTTGCTAGTTATTATTGCAAAATCCACGGTTACATGGGAGGAGAAAATAATTTTGTTTCTGTTTATTCCACATCGGGACTTAGAATGCCAAGTAGCAGTTCTGCATATTCAGGTCCAGCTGTAGCAAAAGGAATGATGCGTAATGAAGTAGGTCAAGTATCAGAAAGTTCAGCTAGTTGCATGCAACATTACAACGGGACAGATTGGAAAAACTTTGATAATTTATCTAACTCTACACTAGGTACTTGCAATTATCCTGTAACAGGAACTGCTTTATATCAATTTGAAGATAATGCTAATGATACGTGTGGAACTTATAATGGAACAGCAGGTGCTAATATAACTTACCCAGCTGGTAAGTTTGGAAAAGCGGCAAATTTTCCAGGAAATTTAAATACGCCGGCTGATGGAATAGTTTTACCATCTTCACTTTCTCCTAAATTAATTAACAATTTTAGTATGTCTTTTTGGTTTAATGCCGATACTTTTGCTACAGGCTGTCTTAGTGGTTGTGGAAATTATCCTACATTATTTGCTGGGTTTGAAGATATGAAAATGTATTTTTGTGTATATGGATCTGGTAGTAATTATAAATTATATTATTATAATTATGGTGGTAGTGGTGCCAATTTAATCGGAACAACAAATTTATCTACTAGCACATGGTATAATGCTGTATTGACTCAAAGTTCTACAGGTGGGGCAAAAATATATTTAGATGGTAATATCGATGGGTCTAATGCTAGTATAACTGCTGATGGACCTTCTACAGGAACCGCATCTGGGCAAAATTTATTTGGAGGATATAATAGTAGTGGAAATTTTGATCTTCCTTGGAATGGATTAATGGATCAGATAAGAATATTTCCTTCAGTATTAACACAAGGAGATATAGATAAACTTCAATTAGAATCATAATGGCAATAACAAAAATAGGAACACCGGAATTATTTGACTTCAGCGCAACCAATACAGAGCTGCAATTACCAACGGGTGATACGGCATCTAGACCTGCCTCTCCCAGTACTGGCGAGTGGCGCTTTAATACTACATTAAAATATGTAGAGTTCTATGATGGTGGTGAATGGAGGCAAATAGACACTGAAGCAATTCCTGCCCCCGCTGAACCAGGTACAGATAATTTTAATACAGTTTTATATGTAGGTAACGGTTCAACTAAAGTTGTCACAACAGTTGGATTTGGAGTTGGACTTGTTTGGATAAAATCACTGAATGGTACGGGATCAAGCGGCGGTTATAACGCTTTGTTTGATATAATTAGAGGACCATATAAACAAAATAACACAAATTTAACTCGTGCCGAGTATAACTCATCACCATACGGTGTAACTACTTTTGGTACTGATGGTTTTACTGTTGCCGATAATTCTGAAGGGGGTAACTCTGTTAATGGTGGAGTTGGAGGTACGTACTCAGGAACTCCACCTGATTATGTTTCATGGAACTGGAAAGCCGGAGGTGCTGCTACAACAATAGCAGCGGGTACAGAAGGTAATTCAATAGCCAGTGATGTTAGTACAAATGTTGCTGGGGGTTTTAGTATAGTAAATTATACAGGAAATAATACAACTGGAGCAACCGTCAGTCATAATCTTGGAGGGGTGCCTGATCTTATAGTTTGGAAAGCTAATCAAAATGCAGGTTGGAAAGTTTTCTGTAGTCAATTTCCTACACCCACCTCTCAAATAATGGAGCTGTATACCACTGAAGGGCTTAGTACTAACACTACTTTTATTAATCTAACGCTACCAACCGATAAACTTATTACTCTTGGAGCATATGGTGATACAAATCCTAATAACGTTTCAACTAGTGTGTATTGTTGGAGATCAATACCAGGCTATAGTAAAATTGGCACTTACACCGCTGCCGGAGGCACCACGTTTGATATTGCGTTAGGATTTAAACCAGCGTGGATAATGTTTAAGAGTCAAGTATCTACAGGCAATTCTGCTTGGATTATATTTGATAATAAAAGAAATCCATCAAATCCAAGAACATGTGAGATATTTCCTAATAGTGATGTGGTACAGTCTTGCACAACAGGAACATCACCTAATTATAGAGGTATTAATTTTACAAGTACAGGAGTTGAATTATTGCCTAATAGCTACGTTAATAACCTAACAAACAATTTTATTTATATGGCTTTTGCTGAATAAAAATATGGAATATACACAGACTACTACGGCGGGAGACATTAAGGTAAATTATATATATGTTAATGGACAAGATAAGTAAACATGTATCGTATAAAGAAGGAGTGCGATCTAATACAGCCACCCGTTTAGATATTGACAACACGCCCTCATCTTACGAGCTTTCTAACATGGGTATTCTTGCAGATAATCTTTTTGAGCCTTTAAGGAAGTGGGCATCTGGACCAATAAAAATTAATTCTTTTTATAGATCTCCAAAATTAAACACCGCTATTGGCGGAAGCAAATCAAGTCAGCATTGTCAAGGACGAGCAATAGATATAGACGATACTTTTGGACATAAAACAAATGCAGAGATGTTTAATTACATCAAAGAAAACTTAAGCTTTGATCAGATTATTTGGGAATTTGGAGATAACAATAACCCTGATTGGGTACATGTTAGCTATGTGTCAGAATCCGAAAATAGAGGGAGAGCTTTACTAGTTAAGAAAGTAAAAGGAAAGAATACTTATCAAGCAATATGAGTAGGCCAAAGAAAAAATTTGGACAAACAACCGTAGGCAAACTTCTAAAAGGAGCAGTAGGTTTAATTAACCCAACCCTAGGAAGTTTAATCCAAGGAGAGATGTCTGTAGAGCAGGTAGTGTCTTCTATTAAAAATTCTGACGTACCACCAGAAGACAAGATAAAAGCGCAAGAGATGGTCTTAGAAGCATATCAGGCGGAAGTAGAAGATAGAGCAAGCGCTAGACAAAGAGAGATGGCAGCATTGTCCTCTGGGTCAGAAGATATACTATTTAAAACAGTAGGATGGGGAATAACATTGTGTTTTGTAGGCGTTATAGCTGGAGCTATAGGTTTATGGGAAATTCCTGAAGAGTCCCAGCGATTATTTGACATGGCTTTTGGTGCGGTAGTCGCTGCATTTACACAAGTCATTGGATATTACTTTGGATCTTCAGTAGGAAGTAAGCAAAAAACAAACTTGATGAACGGCAAAGGAACTAGCGAATAATCATTCGTGTAGCTGCCTTTAAATTATTTGTATCTTTATCCTTTAATCAAATCAAATCAAATGGATATAAGAAAAATATCTGTAGGTCCCGACTATAAATCAGGGGCTATGCATTACCTAACAGGACAAGAGGTGTTGGGAGGCAGTTACAAAATTCATTTACTACAGCACGACACTATTAATGACTCTTTTAAAATTTGGATAGAAAGAGACAAAGAGGTTGTTCTATGGAAAGAGTTTAAGTCGAATATTCCAGTGTCAATTGAATATAATATAAACTTCTAATGAACTCACCTAAAGATTTCATAGTTGAACCTTTCGAAGGAGGTCGCTATAAAAACACAAAAAACATATCGGGATTGGATTTTATAACAAGCTCTTCTGAAGAAAATCATAAAGCATCTAATAGGATTGCTAAAGTTATAGCCACTCCCTTAAACTACAAAGGTCCTATAAAAAAAGGAAACTTATTAATTGTTCATCATAATGTTTTTAAGTTCTATTTTGATATGAGAGGAAGAAGGCGTAGTGGAAAAAGTTATTTAAAAGATGATTTGTTTTTGGTTGATAATGATCAGTTCTATATGTACAAACAAAAAGGCGAATGGCATAGTCATGATAGGTATTGTTTTGTAGAGCCTATAGATAAAGAAGAGTCTTTTTTGTTTAAGAGGTTTAAAGAAGAGCCGCTAATGGGAAAGATGAAGTATCCGAACGAGTATTTAATGTCTAGAGGCGTAATGCCAGGTAGCAAAGTAAGTTTTAAACCGGACAGCGAATATGAGTTTGAAGTCAACGGAAAGAAATTATATAGAATGTTTGATCATCAAATATCTTTATTGTTATGACAAATTTAATACTAGATAATGCTATATCCGACCCGGACAGTTATGTTAAGGAAATATTAAGTGGAGATTTTATAGATGTTCCGGACGGAGAAAAAGTTTTTAAAGGAATACAAATAAGAAAAGATGATGAGTTACAGCAAAAAATAGAAAAAACATATCCGGGGTACAAAGTGGTATATAATTTTGTGAGACAATCTCCCGAAGGACAGGCAGAGCCGAACTACATTCATAGTGATGAAATGATGGGAGATAAAACTGTTTTGTTGTACTTAAATAAAATTAATCCAAAAGGTGCGGGAACTACGCTGTACGATTATGACAATCCCATGTGTATTTTTTTTGCTAAATACAATCGTCTAGTGGTTTTTGATTCTTATATTCCTCATTCAAGAAATATTTTTAATAATTTTGGAGAGGGTGATAATTCAAGGTTAGTACAAGTAATGTTTTTAAAAAAAATAACATGAGTTCAGAGTTATTAAAAGTACAGATTATAGAGGCAGGTCGTAGGGCAGTCGAGCAGCTTATAAAAGTTGCTAAGGAGGATATAATAAAACCTGATCCCGAAGATGATATAGCAGCGGATAAATTAAAAAATGCAGCAGCTACAAAAAAGCTAGCCATATTTGATGCCTTTGACATACTAAGTAAAATAGATCAAGAGCAGGAAAACATAGATGCTTCTGTTAATAATGTGCCAACTCAAACAAAACAAGGATTTGCTGAAAGAAGATCAAAATAAATTATATTATTCTTTAAAGGATTTTATTCCTCAAAAGGTAATGACTCAAAAAAACAGAGGCAAAACCTGGTTGTATGGATACAACGAAAGATTTGATTTTATTGTAATTTCTAAAACAGGAATAATTAATGAAATCATAAATATAAATGGTCTTAATATTGGATTACCGAATACGCCAGAAAATATAGCCAAGGAAGATTGTGAGCCTTCTAGTCAATATTGGTCTAGAGAAAACCTTCCTAAAGAATTATCTAGAATGGTATCGATCTTTCAGTGGAACGATATGCCGGTGGGGTTTAAAAATAAATGGGTTGATTATATAGAAAGTGAGTTTGATAGGAGAGAGTTAGGGCATTGGTTTTATAATAAAGGAATACCTACATATATAACGGGATCACATTATATGTATCTTCAATGGACTAGTATTGATGTTGGATATCCAGATTTTAGAGAAGCCAATCGAATATTCTTTATTTACTGGGAAGCATGCAAGGCAGACAAGAGGTGTTTCGGATTAGACTATCTTAAGATAAGAAGGTCAGGTTTTTCTTTTATGGGCTCCTCAGAGTGTGTAAACACAGGAACTCTAGCAAAAGACGCAAGGGTTGGAATACTTTCGAAGACTGGATCAGATGCTAAGAAAATGTTTACCGATAAGGTTGTTCCTATCGCCAATAGACTTCCTTTCTTTTTTAAACCCATACAAGATGGTATGGATAAACCTAAAACAGAATTAGCTTTTAGAATACCAGCGTCTAAGATTACCAAAAAAAACATGTATGATACAGTTGCTGACGAACTATATGGCTTAGACACTACAATAGATTGGAAGAACACAGACGAAAACTCCTATGATGGTGAAAAGTTATTGCTATTAGTTCACGATGAAAGTGGTAAGTGGATAAAGCCTAACAATATATTAAATAATTGGAGGGTAACTAAGACCTGTTTAAGGTTAGGGAGTAAAATTATAGGCAAGTGCATGATGGGGTCTACTTCAAATGCATTAAGTAAAGGAGGGTCTAACTTTAAAAAGTTATTTGAAGACTCAGATATTTCAACACGAAACGCTAATGGCCAGACTAAAAGTGGAATGTATTCTTTGTTTATTCCGATGGAATGGAACATGGAAGGGTTTATTGATAAACATGGATGGCCTGTATTTCATGCGCCAGAGAAAAATATGCTAGGAGTCGATGATGAGATGATATCAAATGGTGCGATAGACTATTGGGAGGCCGAAGTGGAGTCTTTAAAAAACGATGCCGATGCATTAAATGAATTTTATAGACAGTTTCCAAGAACAGAGTCTCATGCTTTTAGAGATGAAAGTAAATCATCTTTATTTAACTTAACTAAAATATATCAACAGATAGATTATAATGATTCTTTGATATTGGAGCATCATGTAACTCAAGGTAAATTTTATTGGAAAAATGGTGTAAAAGACTCCGAAGTAATATTTACACCAAGCAACAAGGGAAGATTTAAGGTTTCATGGATGCCCAATAAAAACCTTACGAATATACATAGTGTTAAAAACGGAACTAAGTATCCACTTAATGAGCACATTGGAGCATTTGGATGTGACTCATATGATATATCAGGAACCGTAGGAGGAAGAGGATCTAATGGTGCGTTACATGGATTAACAAAATATAGTATGGAAGAGGCTCCAAGTAATGAGTTTTTTCTAGAGTATGTTGCTCGACCAGAAACTGCAGAGATGTTTTTTGAAGAGGTTCTTATGGCATGTATATTTTTTAGTATGCCCATTCTTATTGAGAACAATAAGCCAAGGCTTCTTTACCATTTTAAAAACAGAGGGTACAGAGGGTTTTGCATGAACAGACCGGACAAGCATTTTAATAAGCTATCTAAAACAGAAAAAGAATTAGGAGGTATACCTAATACTTCTGAAGATGTAAAGCAATCACACGCGGCAGCTATAGAATCTTATATAGAAAAACACATTGGCATAGACTTAGATAGTGTGGGGGAAGAAAGCAAGGGAATGGGTAGTATGTATTTTGTTAGAACATTAGAAGATTGGTCTAGGTTTGATATTACGAGTAGAACACAATATGATGCTAGTATCAGTTCGGGCCTAGCAATAATGGCAAATCAAAAATCCTTATATTTACCTGAGCAAAAACAGTCGAAAATAAGTCTTAACTTTGCTAGATATACTAATAGTGGAAATTATAGCGAATTAATTAAATGAAAGAAGTTAAAATAAATATTTCCTCTGTAGGATTTCCCAGTCAGTTTGCGTCAGACGCAGAAAAAAAAACTGAAGAATTTGGGCTACAGATAGGACAGGCAATTCAATACGAATGGTTTAGGAAAGATTCAGGTGGCTGTAGATACTATAGTCAGTGGAGAGACTTTAACAGATTGCGACTTTATGCTAGAGGAGAGCAGTCTGTAGCTAAATACAAAAACGAATTAGCTGTAGATGGAGATTTATCTTATTTAAACTTAGACTGGACTCCCGTTCCTATCCTTCCAAAATTTGTTGACGTTGTTGTTAACGGAATGGCGGAAAGAATATTTAAAGTAAAAGCATACGCTCAAGACGCATTGTCTCAGGCAAAAAGAAGTAAGTATCAAGAAATGATAGAAGGTCAGATGGCAGCAAAAGACCCTTTGATAACTTTACAAGAAGCAACGGGTGTAGATCCTTTTACTATGAATCCTGATGATTTGCCTTCATCGGACGAAGAGTTAAGCTTGTACATGAATCTTAATTACAAGCCCGCTATAGAAATAGCT